ATATGACACTGCCTCAGTTTCGAGACCGGCTCGCACTCGCAGGGTATAAGCCCGAGCAGCGCATTCGGTTTCTGACCGATGGCACTTCGGAGACTTACTACTCCCTCATCCTCCCGGAGCACTTCTCACGATGAAAACGCTGAAGCAACTGATTCATGAAGCTGCACTGTATGTGGCCCGTAATACTGCGCCTCCTCTTCCAGAGGGTACGCTTGACATCGGCCAGTATCTTCGTGAGTTAGCAGAGCCCTTGTACACATACGAGCGTAGAGCTGTCGGCGCTGATGAGTGGCTTGGTATCGCTGAAGAGCAACCCGGTGAGAAGGTAGATGAAGTGCATTGGCAGACGCCCGAGTTCGATGAGATCGACTGGGAGAATCTCAATACAAAGAGTGTGAAGTCGGGGCAGGCTGTACTATTACAGTTTACCACGGAGTCCAGAGATGTCAAATAAGCGCCCCCCATTAGACGATCTCAAACACACTCAGAAGTCTGAGGGTGCCGCCCCGGAGATGAACCTTGTCACCACCCACGGCGTGGTGAAGGAATCCCAGGTCGATATTCTTCTTATGCAAGCCCCAAGAGAGAACCTACTTCTGCTTCCAACTTCGGATAACTTCTACATCCGAGTGAAGCTCTGGAGTAAGAGGCGACCTGAGCTGAATAGCTACTCCGACATCTACTGCAAGGGGAAGACGAAGGCTGAGATAGCGACCGCGTGCGAGTTCGTAGCGGCCGGGCTGGTTGAGCGTCAGATCACCCTATACATGGACAGCCACGACCCCTACACGATTGCTAAGGAGGCTAAGAAAGGCTTCCTGGCCCTTATGAACTACCTTGAGACTCATCGGGCGCGGCCTTCCACGGCTCCAGCGTCCCAGAACACCATGGCTGAGCTTGAAGATGCTCTCAGCAAGCAGGGGGGCGTTTAGTCAGTCTGCGGATCACATCGTCCGTACACGCACTGTCTATTGCGCGAGTCTATGTCATTTAGAGAGAGTGTTGTCCCCAATCTAGAAGATTTCGAGATACTAGATACTCGATACGCGGGCTCAATGGGTGAGGGGCACCTTGTTTGGTGGCTAGTCGCTGACAATTCAGTAAAAGGTAGCACCTGGAAGCCGTTTATCGTAGCGAACGATATGCGGACGGTTCTGAAAGCGCCGTCTTGGGCTCCTCTGCCTGGATCGCAGATGGTTTTCCTCTCGTCACCTGTTTTCGAGACTATGATGGAGGGGAACCGTGGCGGTGGTAAATCTGAACTACTACTTCTCGACTACGCGAAGGATGTTGGTAAGGGTTACGGCGAGAACTGGCGTGGAATCCTCTTCCGGAAGCAACTAGGCGACCTGGACGAGATGGTTCGTAAGGCAGAGAGCCTTTTCGACCGGCTCTTTGATAATTTCCGCTTTCTGCATTCGAAAGCTGACTACGCGGCCGTCTGGACCACGGGTGAGCGTCTCTTGTTTCGGCATCTGATGGATGAGACCGAATACGAAGAGTATCACGGTCACCAATACCCATGGATTGGTTTTGAAGAGCTTACACAGTGGGAGAACGATAAGGCGTACAAGTCGATATTCTCGTGCTGTCGTCCTCCGGCACAGGGCGTACCGACACGCGTTAGAGCAAACACAAACCCTTGCGTGGACGAAGGTGACGTTATGACTCCGCAAGGGTGGAGAGATATACGGGGTATGAAGGTCGGTGATCCTGTGTTCAGCTTTAGCAAGGGCGGAGTGCTGAGAGAGTCTAAGGTCTCTGCGGTGTATGAGAGTCAGTTCGACGGGGAGATGGTCCGGCGCGAAGGTCGGGGACTTTACATGAGTTTCACGCCCAACCACCGGCTGCCTAAAACTTTGGGTAACAGGCAAAACTCTAACGGTAAGGTTCCAGGTAATCATCTGTTCACCCTGACCCCTTTCAACGAGCTTCCGGGGCAGGCGTTCATTATGCGTGCTACCAAAGGTTGGGAGGGGACAGTCCTTTCCTCTTTCAGTGTCCCATTGCAGCCTACTAGAAAGCGTAAAACAGAGCCTGTATTAGAACTATCTGGCTTAGACTATGCGGAGCTGATGGGTTGGTACTTGTCAGAGGGGTGCGTTATAGATCGTGACCGCGCTTTTCAGATTGCACAGAGTAAGGCTCAGCATAGGCCGACGATAAAGAGGCTGCTTGATCGCTGCGGCTTTAAGCAGTCATGGAGCGACCAAAGTGTCGTGGTGTACTCTGCGGACTGGCACGCCTACTTACAGCAGTTCGGGGAGTGTAGGGAGAAGTTTGTCCCTCGTGAGGTTTTGAATTCTAGCAGTGACACCCTACGCGCGTTCTTTGATGCGGCGGTGAGCGGAGACGGCCATAGAGAGTCTGAGCATAGCGGCCAATATTACACCACGTCGAAGCAGCTAGCTGATGACGTGGCGGAGGTAGCTGTTAAACTAGGTTATACGGTGTACGTGTCGTCACGCCAGCGTGAGAACCGCTCTGGACTATCGTACGCAGTTAGCTTCGCCCCAGGACGTAATGTCATGCTTGCCACAGGGCAGCACCGTTACGAAGTCAGTACGAACAGCAAGCCTAATGTCGAACGCGTGCGGTACAGTGGACCTGTTTACTGTATCGGTGTGGATGGTGATGAGACTTTCGTTATCCGGCAGCGTGGAACGGTATGGCTTAGCGGAAACTCCGGCCCCGGCCATAACTGGGTCAAGAAGCGTTTCAAGCTTCCGAAGATGAGTGGGCGCATCGTTAGGACGCGAGACCTGGAGGATAGAGTCGCGATTCGTTCCGATTTGAACGAGAATTTTCCGCTGCTGCACAGTGACCCCGGCTATCCGAACCGAATCCGTGCAGCAGCTCGTAGCCCCGCTGAAGCAGAAGCATGGGCTTATGGAAATTGGGACGTAACGTTTGGCGGCATGTTCGATGACATATGGGATAAGTCCATCCATGTCATCCCTGACATCTCTCCTAGCAGCCTTCCTCGTGGTTGGGTGCTATCTCGTGCTTACGACCACGGCCAGAGCAAGCCGTTCTCAGTGGGGTGGTTCGCTGAAAGCAACGGTGAGCCGATTCGTACTCCTATCAAGAACCCTGAAGGCAAGGTGACAGGCTATCGGCATATAGGCTCTATCCGTGGCGACTTGGTTCTGTTCAAAGAGTGGTATGGATGTGCGCTCGATCCGGAAAACGGTGAGCGAGTCGATGATACTGGTCTGCGCATGCGCGCAACGCAGATTGCAGAAGGTATCCGTGATCGTGAGAAAGACTGGGGCGTTCGCCACCGAGTGAATGCGGGTCCTGCTGACACCGAAATATGGTCGAAGGATAGCCGTGGTACACAGCTTGCCCCTGTAGACGACTTCGAAACCGTCCTGGGTTCTGACTGCTTTGAGAAGGCGGACAAGAGTCCTGGTTCGCGTATTCGAGGCTGGCAGAAAATCCGTGAGTTCCTTGAGGGGGCTCGGCCGGGGGCGGACGGGACCCGCGAGAAGGCGGGACTATTCGTCTGCGAGGGGTGTACCAACTGGATCGACTTGGTGCCGATACTGCCAAGGTCTACCGATAATCAAGATGAGATTCCCGATAAAATTGAGGACCACGCTGGGGATATGACCCGGTACAGAACCACTTGGTCACACTCCTTCATGAGTCAGGGCCGGTTCTAGGCCGGTTGACTTTCTGGGTGTCCGTAAGTGACACTAGAGGTGAACGTGGCCCGCTGCGGGCGCGGGGGCGAGACATATGGCATCACAGCAAGAAAAAGACGCTTCGTTAAACCCTTCCACTGTTAGCGCGGCCTACGAAACTATGCTACCTAAGTGGCAGATGGTCTCTGCACTGCTTGGTGGCACTTGCACTATGCGAGAAGTAGGTAAGGATTATCTACCACAGCACTCTGCTGAAGGTGAAGAGGACTACGCCAACCGGTTAGCCCAGAGCGTTCTCTACAATGTGACGGAGTTGACCCTCAACAGTCTCGTAGGCCGAATTTTCCGGGAGCCTATCGAGATGATAGACCCTGATGAGAAGATTTTGGAGTTGTCCAGGGACGTGGACTCTTTGAAGTCCGACATTAACATGTTTTCGCAGGCGTGGTTTCGCGAAGGGATGGCTAAGGGGTATGCTGGAATACTCATCGACATGCCAGCGATAGTTCAAGATGAGAAGGCGAAGCGTACTAGGGCTGATGACCTACGGGAGAACCGTCGTCCTTACTGGTCTCTGCTTAGCACCGAAAACATCATATTCATGCACTATGAGCGGGTTAACGGCGTTGAGACGTTGATGCATGCTCGTATTGCTGAGTACAAAGTAGAGATGAACGGATTTGTTCAGGAAGTAACCACGCAGATTCGAGTTCTCACGCCCGGCAAGTGGGAGTTGTACGAGAACGAAAAAGAGAAGGATAAGCGCAAGAAGGATGTATGGGTCAAGGTCGAAGAGGGGACCTACGACCTGGATATCATCCCTATCGTCATGTTCTACACGAATAAAGAGAGCTGCATGCTATGCAAGCCGCCTCTGGAAGACCTTGCGTATCTGAACGTGCGCCACTGGCAGTCGAATTCCGATCAGATAAACGTGCTCACTGTGGCCCGGTTCCCCATGCTGGCGGCGTCCGGCGCGGTGCAGGATAGCTCCAAGAACACTATGCCTATCGGTCCCCGGCAGCTCTTGTCTATGCGCGACCCGAACGGCCGCTTCTACTACGTTGAGCATACGGGCCGTGCTATCGCCTCCGGTAAAGACGACCTGGAGATGCTGGAAGATCGCATGGCAGCCTACGGTGCGGAGTTTTTGCGGCGTCAGATATCAGGGCGCACGGCGTTCGAGCGGGCGCAAGATGCAGGCGAAGCGACATCGAACTTGAAGTCTATGGCCACACAGTTTGAGGTGTCGTTGAACACGGCGCTTGAAGTGACCGGCATGTGGCTGGGTATTGACAAAGTCGGCACTGTCAAAGTGAACAAGCACCACACGGTGGAAGAAGACAAGAGCGATCCTCTTACGATCCTTGGCAGCGCTCGTGAGCGCGGAGACATATCCCTCAAGACGTTCCTTGACCAGTTGAAGCGTGGTAAGTCTATTGACGACTCGGTGGATGTAGACGAAGAGATTGCTCGTATCGAGCAAGAACGGGAAGACGGTCTCACGGTTGATCCGAGTCAGCCGTACAGCACGAAGGTCAAGCAGACAAGCGGTGAGATTGATGAAGCTGCTACCAAGGGCGTGACAGACGCCACGACTCCAAAGCCCAAGCCTGTAGCGAAGCCAGCCGCAAAGAAAAAGCCAGCTAAGAAGTAGGTGGTAGGATGCTTTGCTGGGACGTAGAGACTTTGGCTAAAGGCTACGACATACTGCGTAGTACAATGCCTTTTCGAAGGTGGGGACTGCCACCTAGTTCGGATGTCGTGTTTCAAGTGAGTCGGGACGAGACTACAGACGGGAAGTTCATAGCTGCGGACAGAAAAATCATCATATCCCAAAAGGCGCATCACCGGTTAGAGAGCATGCTCAGAACCATGGCGCATGAGATGGTGCATCTTTACATATGGCGAAAGGGCTCTAAAGACAGGGCAGAGCACGGTGCGGAGTTTAAGAAACTGGCTAGGTTGGTTTGCAAGCACCACGGATTTGAAGAGGCCACTTTTTGAAAGGGTTGGGAAAATGTCACTTGACTCGGCGGGCGAATCTGCTACAAGTTCTGCGCAGGCCGGTCAAGGTCGAGCTGAAAATTACATGAGGGGGCCTCAGTGACTAACGTTATACATCTTGCCAGGAAGAACAAAGGGACGCGGAGTAGTAGCATCCAGGACATTGTAGATTACGTTCAGGCACGGGTGAGCGCTGATAAGACGGAGGCGCTACTGGTTATAGAGTTCAGTCGCGAGGCTCCGGAAGCGCCGCTCGTTCCTCAGTTCTCTTACTCATCTTTGTCGGAGCTGGAGTCTAATTCGATCCTTGCACTTCTGGGGTCGCTTGAAGTTCTGAAGTCCAACATACTAGGTATGCTAGAGCCACGATCTAACGATGACTGACGCGCTCGCCGTTATCAACCAAGACCACTTCGACGTTCTCGTTCTGGCAGGCACTTTGTCAGAGAAGAGGCGTCATATATTCTTGCGACTCTTGGCGGAGACGGCGAACATAGCTCTAGCGGCTGAGGCGGCGGGGTATAAGAACACGGCTGCTGTTCGAAAAGTGGCTAGGGACGATCCAGCATTCGCTGCCGCGTTGGAGGCTGCGGCTGAAGCAGCGGGCGACATGCTTGAGGCTGAAGCAGTTCGACGTGGTAAGCAGGGTATCAAGAAGGATGTGTGGTACAAGGGTGAGATCGTGGGGGAGGAGTTCGTGTATAGTGACTCCCTCCTTGCCATGTTGCTGAAGGCGGCTAAGCCCGAGAAGTACGCTGAGCGTAGCAAGGTGGATAGCACTACGAACATCAAAGTGGGTATCGCGGTCATACCCATGGCGGCTCGTAGCGTTGAAGAGTGGGAGCGCCAATCCATAGGCGTGCATGAAAATCAGGTGAGGCTACCCCCGCCTGAACCGGTTATCGAGGGAGAGTTCGTCCCTGTAAAGATAAGTCGCGGTTGACAAACAGGGCACTATGTGGGATTTTTAACCGACTTTAACAGCCTGGAGGGCACTTACCTATGTGGGATTTCAAGCCAGTTGACGACCTGAGTACCGTACCGGAACAGTTTCGCGGCTTGTACAACGCGGAGAAGGGGGCGGACGGAAAGTTCACGGTGTCGGCTGCTGCCCAACCTCTTGTCACTGCGTACACCGGGGAGACTGCTGCGCTTGCGAAAGCTCGCAAAGACTTGAAGGCGGCGAATGATGAGTCGGCCGCTCGCCGCGTAACTAAGACTGCGGTTGTGGACTTCGCCAAGAAACTCGGTCTTGAGAACATCAACGAGGAGAATCCTCTTGAGAATATCGAGACGCATATTGGTGAGCTGCTCGGTAAGGTGAAAGGCGGTCCTGACTTGATGAAGTCCATTGAGAAGATCAAGACCGACTACGAGCGTAAGAACACCGAGGTTGTTACGACGGCGGATGCGAAGGTGGCTAAGATGCTTACTTCTTTGCAGAAGCATCTGGTCGGTGAGGCTGCGGCCTCTGCTATCGCCGCGCAAAAGGGTGATCCGAAGCTGCTTCGTCCGTTCGTTGAGAAGTACGTGAAGGTTGTTCAAGAGGGTGAGGACTACGTTGTTCGAGTCGTGGATGACGCCGGGGACATCCGTTCCAACGGAGCAGGCGGCTGGATGGGCGTAGCGGACAAGGTCACTGAAATGAAGAGTGACGCTTCGTATGCAAG